AAACTTAGCGCCAGGAACCTCGAATGTAAAATATTCTGACAACTCAGAGACGACATGCGGCGCGCACTCTATCATCTGCAGCATCGAATAATCTTTCATTCTCAGTTTAATTACTTCCATTAAAATCCTGCTTCAAACTTTTTCCATTCAAGCGCATTACGAATCGTCTGATGACGCCACTTGATGCTCTCGAGAATCTCTTTTAATGTTTCTATCATAGTATTTAGGTATGCTATTTTTGCCTCGCTTGCAACCAACTCTGGGTCCGCTTCGACATAATGTTGCATCTCACCCTTGAGTATACGCAACCCGTCAAACGGGTCAGGTTCCCACCCGAGTTTTTCGATCTCATCTTGATCAAGCTTGCCATTATACCATAACCATTTGTTCTTCATGAGTTCTTTCTGTTTGAACTCTGCGTCCTTCAACCTGAGTTTGTAAGTTGAAAGCAACTCGAGATACTTGGCATGTAATTTTGGGGTCTCGACTGAACTGACGTCCAGTTTGTTATATTCAATTTGAGAGTCGATCTTCCATTCGGCATGCAACTGCTCTAAGTTCATGATGTAGTGCTCCTAATAATAATGTATAGACTATATTGTACTATGCAAGAGTGAAATAGTCAAATCTAAATGTTACGGGGAACGTGATATATTGCCCGTCAGAGGTAGAAGAAAAGTTTATATTTCCGATGTTGATAGGAGTTGTATTGACATATTTAAACGCGCGGTTCGGATTGTTCGAACTTGTCAATACGAAAAGTGTGATGTCTTGATAGGATGGCGGCGCAGGATCCTGCGTAATATTAAGTCGGTGATTGAATTCTACCATGCTCTCGAACCACAGATACAATTCTTGATATACCTTCATGTCTTCGTCAAGGATGACATCGAATGTTAACTGCCCGAACTGCAGCGATTCACCGGCAAACGGGATCGGGGTTGCTTTACGGAAGTTGACTTCAGATGTGTCAATGTTAATGTCAGGGTGTTGTACAGACTGCGCAAAGAACTCTAGATTACCAAAGTTCTCGCGGTTTATGACAATCCTAAAACCGTTCGGTGAAAGAAAGTTAGTACCGCATTCAATTGTCGACATGATTGCTCTCTAGTATGATCAATACAAGTTATTTATATGCAAAAAAAGGGGCACCGAAGTGCCCCAAAAAACGATCCCTTGTGGGGATTCTTATTTTTATACCGATTACGCGAGGATGTTGTCCACGCGGAAGATGCGGTAGTACTGGTTAGTACGGTTTGCAGCAAGACCATTTGCTGGTGTAGCACCAACGAATGGGTTAGACGCCATACCATAACGAGTCTTGAACCCGATACGTGGTTGGAAGTCATTCTCACCAACTGCACGTACCATCTGCAGCGGTACGTATGGGCAGTAGAACATACCAGCGTCATATGGGTTAGTACCCTTATAACCAACTGTTACGTAATCAGCGACCGCGTATGGATCGATGTATACGCGAGTACGACCGTTCAGAACACCAGCGAATGTGTTACCAGTGTCATCCACTTGCAAGTTAGTTGACAATGCTGGGGTATAGTCAAGCATACCAGCAGCAACAAGAGCAGTAGCAACATCAGAAGAACAAACTACGATGTTACCCTTACCGCGACGTGTTTCTTTCGCGATAACGTTTGCTTCACGCTCGAGTTGTACCAACAGACCCTTGAACTTCTCAACAGACCAACGACCGTCAGCGTCAGTTGATAGGTCAAACACGCCCTGATTAGTGACGTTAGATTGACGGCAACCGATCTTCGCTTGAGCGTTGATTGTGCGGATAACTTCGCGGTTGATTTCTGCGAGGATTTCTGTTGACAGAATGTTTGCTAACTCTGTCTCAGCATCAAGACCGTGAATTGCTTTCAAGTCTTGAGCGAGTTCGAGAGTGTATTCTGCCTTCAGCGCGCGCGAACGTGCTGTAACAGTTGACTTCTCGATTGTGAAACCCATCTCAGCGAAGTCATTGCCACCAGGAGTGCCAAGTGCTTCTGCGTCAGCAGTCTGGTAACCCAGTGATGCTGGTGGTGTACCTACACCGTCAGGACCTGTGCTTGCAGCGACGTCTGAATCTGGGACGCCAGCAAGACCAGATGGACCTGTTGTCTGAGAGTTTGCAGAGTCACCTGAGTATGGTGCTAGTGGCTCTTGGAACAATGCTTCATCACCTGCAGTAGCACCGCCCTTAGTTGTCTGGTAACGCGACTTCATCGCGAAGATCAGACCAGTTGGACCTGTCATTGGTTGTACACCAGCGAGGTCATATGCCATCAGGTTTGGCATTGCGCGACGTACAAGTGCGATCAAAACTGGATTCCAGTTTGCGCCTGTTACGCCATCAGCAGCACCTGTTACTGATGCGTTAGAGTTACCTGCAACTTCATTGATTTGCGCTTCCTCGCGGAATGCAACTTCTTGGTTCTCAAGAATTGCAGCAGTTACAGCACGACGGTGAGCGTCTTTGATTTCACCCGCGCTAGTTTCGTCAAGAACTGGACTCCACTTCTCGACCAGCTTATCGTAAGATACTGTCATTTTGGATACTCCTTACTTAGAGGTTTTCTTAATTGCGTTGAGGTACTGTGACATTACAGCATTAACTTCTACTGGTTCGTCATCAGCACTCCAGTCTTCTGTAATCTCTTCAGTCTCTTTTACATTCTTCTTGAAGTAAGACTCTTTTACAGTCTTAACTTTCTGAGCGAATGATTCTTCATCTTCGAAGTCAAGAGATTCTACAAGAGATGCTAATTTTTCTACTTGAGTTTCCGCCAAATCACGTGATGCTTCACGGATGATTGTTTGACGTTGGAATGTCTCAAGTGATTCGTTCATTTCGAGCATATTAGCAGTTTGGACGTTGAGTTTCTCTTCGAGATCTTCAACCTGTTCTGCTAATTCGTCAACTAGATCGACTTTGGATTCTGGAACATCGATGTAAGATTCAACGAACAACTCACGGAGATTGTTCATGAAACCTTCAGCGATTTCAGTACGGAGACCATTCTCGACAGCGAGTTTGTTCTCCTCCATCCAATTTTCAACCACGTAGTTGAGGTACGAATCAATCTTCTCAACGAGGTCAGAACGAGTAGTGTTCAGTTCCTCTTCGAGACGTGATTGATATTCATCCTCCAAGCGTTCGACTTCTTCAGTCAACTTGGAACGAATAGCGGTTTCGAAAATTACAGCAGTTTTCGCTTTAAATTCATCGGACAAAGTTTGTTCTGATTCAACCAGTGCGTTTAGATCATCAGAGAAGTCGTATGAAGTTTCAGGCAGTTCAACTGCATCTGATTCTTCAAAGTCTTCCATGTCTAGATCTTCACGCATTTTCTTATATGCTGCAGTGAGTTGGTCTTTTTTCATACCAGACATTGTAGCATACATTGCGTTGATCATACCTGCTTTTGTTTTCGGCATCGGATCCTGCTTAGATTGATCACCTTTACGTGAAGGCGCTTTCTTCACAGCATCGTCAGTTTTATCTACAGACGCGATAGAATCTGCCTCAGTACCAACTGGCATTTTCTGAGCACTTGCTTCCTCGATTTGATTGTTCTCCTCGGCAGGAAGCTCAACATTGTTAATTTCTGACATATGTTTTACTCCTTAAAATTAGATTTGAGCAACGAGAGGAAATTCTTGTACTCACGAACCTGCGTCTCATAGAGATGCTTTTTCGGAGCATTACTAATTTCTGTCTCCATTTGTTCAATGACTTGAGGTTCTATAACACCGTTGTTCCATACCCACTCAACACCTTCCATAATGCCGTTGACAAATGCAGCGGGTGCTGATGGATCCTGTACAATATCTACCGTGTTTAGAATAAAATCGTCGCGAACGTACATCACGCCGTTTTTCTGCTCAAGACTACCCATACCACGAGTTGACACGCCTAGTTGAACGCCACCTTCCAAGAGACCTTTCACAATCTGACCCATTGGTGTATCCAATATTTGTGCCTTTCCCATAACATCATTTCCCTCAAAACGGAGGTCGGTGATGAGATGCGAAACTTTATCGAGGTTCACAGTCGGTCCCTCAGGGTGATTTAACTCCCCGACGGCACGCTTCTTTTTGACTTGATCCTCGACGTATTTGTTGACCGCGTTCTCCATAATTCCTTTAGGATAAACACGACCATTTCTATTCTTTTGTTCTGCTTGCGCGAAGATGCCTTCGATGATGAAGTTCTTCTCGCCATTTTCTTTTTTCTCAACGATACAATGAATATCGTTTTCTTGGTATTCTGCAATTAGTTTCATTTACTTAACTCTTTAGCAAACTCCATACCCGCTTTCTGCGCTTCACGCTTCGAACGAAATGTATCCAGTTTGTCACCGTCGATGTAAACGGTAAACCCCTTGGCGTCTTTGTGAATCATCACTTTCACGTTCTTGACACGTTTGTCAAAGACGTGTTCGCCAGGAGGCATACCCCTTAACTTTTTTTCTCTTAATTGCTTGAAATCAATCATTTTAGATCACTTTCACTTGTAACCAAATTATTTATACGAAAAAGAATTTTAACTATTACTCAGCGTTATCGAAGTCTTCTTCATCAGTAAAATCGTAATCGACCTCTTCTTCGCCGACTTCTTCAGACTCTTCTGCGCCGTTAAATACGCCTGACGCAATACGAACCTTCGCTTGATCCAGTGTGTCTTGTAGGCGATCGCCGATCAAGTCATTGAACTGACTCTCTGCTGAAGTATAGTCTTGGGTTTCGATTGCTTTGAGAAGATCCTCGATAGGATTGTTGTTTTCAATTGGTTCGGCACCAACTTCAGCAACAACTGGATCTTCGATTGGGGTTTCGACTGCTTGTTCGATATTCATAATTTTCTCCAAGTTGAAATAATAAAAATCACCTAGTATATAGTGCAAAAAAAAGGCGGGGTTTTGCCCCCGCCTCTTTCATATTATAAAGGGAGGATTGCCCTCCCTTATTCAGTTAGGAAGAAAACTTATGCTTTCAAACCCATAACTGTTACAGTTACATTGCTAACAGGAGCAAGAGTGCTAATGCCGATAGCATTGGTGTTTGTTGCTTCGATGTCAACAGAGATCTGGTGACCATCTGAATCGATAACGTTAGCAACGAAACCATTTGCCGCAGCGAGAGCGAGGTTGTGAGTCACTGGGTTAACAGCACCAGTAGCAAGGTTCATAGTAGTTGTGTACGAACCGATGTTATCACGTGCTTCCAGAGCAGTTGCACGACCTTCGAGTGAAGTGATATCGCTGTCATTACCGATGATTTCTGCTTGCAATTCGTTAACAGCACCGACAAGGTCAGTAGCAACGAAGTCTGCAGAAAGATCAGTGATAGTGCCTACAGCAAGTTCGAGAGCATCGACATCGCCTTCAGCAGTAGTCAAACGACCGTCGAGTGCGTCTGCTTCGCCGTGAATCTCGTTGATTGCAGCGACGAGGTCAGTAGCAGTTGTGTCGAGATCTCCGACAGTACCTACAGCAAGTTCGAGAGCGTCAATATCGCCTTCGTTTACAGTCAGACGACCTGCTTGAGCGCTCTGTTCTGTTTCAAGAGCGTCTAAACGAACGTCTTGTGCAGAGTCAGCAAGTTCAAGGGCAGTTGCGCGACCTTCTACTGCATCCATCTCGCTCTGAAGAGTAGAGAGTTCTCCGTCATTCGCAGTAACTTGCGTTTGAAGAGAAAGGATGTCAGAATCGTTATCATCAATCTGAGTTTGCAGGTTTAAAGTACTGTTGTCAACAACATCATTGAGATTAATTTCTACTAGATCAACGCGAACTTGTAGAGAAAGGATGTCAGAATCGTTGTCTGTAATTGCTTGCAGGTTAGTAGCGATATCTTGAGCATTAGACTGAATCGCTGCAGCGTTTGTAGCGATGTCTGAAGCATTTTGATCGATTTCGCCATGCAACTCGTTGATTGCAACAACAAGAGAAGTCTTGTCATCAGTAACGAGAGTTGCTACGTCACCAGTGTTAGTCTGGAGAGTGGCAACATCTGCTTCGATAGCAGCAGAGCGATCGGATGCGTCTGAATCAGCATCTACCAACTCATTGATTGCAGTTGCGAGCGTAGTTGCTTGAGTCTTAAGAGTTACGCCTTCGCCAGCGAATGCTTCGAGAGCATCGATTTCGCCGTCAGCAGAA